CTGGTCCACGCATCGGTGGAATCAACCCAGTTGATGGTTTTATCGGTCGTACCTTTCAGCGTGATGCCGCCACCGTCTGCGGTTACATCGGTAGGGGTAGTTACATCGCCAAGGATAATATTTTTGTCTTCAATAACAAGGTTGGTGGTGTTGATATTGGTGGTCGTACCGTTAACAGTCAGGTCGCCTGCAATCGTTACCGCGCCAGCAGAATCAATCAGCAGACGCTGCGTGCCGCCGGTGGTCACCGCAACCTGATCGGCGCCGGGGGAATAGATGCCGGTGTTGGGGTCGCCGTCGAAGGAAATAGCCGGAGCTGCCGCCGTACCAAGGCTGGCGTTCTTCATCACGTTGGCGATACTGACCTTTTTGGTCACGTCGCTGGTAACGTCAACGATTGGCAGCACATCAGTGCTAACCGGATCCGTGTAAGCCGTCAGGTCAGTGATCTTGGTGGTAGCCATCGTTGATGCTCCGGTAGGTTGAGTTTAGGCGCGGCTCAAGTCTTAATACAAGCCAGCAGCGCGATGTTTCTGGGTCGTGCCTCGGTGTCACCGCTGTTGTTGATTGTGATGCCGGTGCTTACGGTTGTCGTTGCCCGAGGTGATGTGCCTTGGTCGGCGGCCACGGCGGTGTTGCCGGAAGTGCCAGTGTTCCAAGCGCCGTTGTTGTACTGAACGGTGTGGGCGTGACCCGGATCGGTGATGCCGTGCGTGTGAGCCAAGTTGGCGCTGGCTTGCGCGGAGCCAAAAGTTCGACCCGTATCAATGCCGCGTCCGTCGTCCCAGCCACGGGCAAATTCACCGCGCAGATCCGGCACGTTGAAAGTAGTAGAGCCATCGCCTGAGCCAAATGTGGTGCCGATAGCGCTAAACAATGTGGCGTAAGTTGTGCGGCTAATTGCTGCGCCGTTGGCCTTCAGATAGCCGGTTGGTGCAGTGTTGCGTGCGCTCCAGATGATGGTGCCAGCAGGAGTCATGTCCTGTGGCGTGATGGATGCAACCTGCGTATCGACATAGCCCTTGTTGGCGGCCATGTTTGTGGTGCTGGGGTTGCCCACCAGCGTCAGGTTGCCGGTCATCGTCCCACCAGCCAGAGCTAGGTAGGTGCTGGCTGCAGTGGTGATCTGTAGGTAACGGGCGTCCGCAAAGGTTTGGTCAATGCCGTCAGGGTCAACGCGCACCCAGTTGGTGCCGTCCCACATCTTCAGTTCGTCTGGCGTCTGCGCTGTGTCTTGCCACAACTGACCCAGTGCCGGACTGCTAGGTGCCGTGCCTGATGGGCTGGTGATGATCGACGCGCCGGGCTGGAACGAGACGATGGTGAACGTGGCGCCATTCCAGACTTTGAGCAGCGGTGGGTTGCTGCTGGTATCGACCCAAAGTTGACCGTTGGCAGGGGTGGAAGGCTGCGTCGGTCCAACGCTTGTACCAAGCAAACCCAGTGCCAGTGCAAGGTTGTTGGCCGTGATGCGCCGAGTCTGGGAGCCACTGACGCTGGAAAATGGCAGGAGATCCGCGCTGGCAATCGCTGTTGCGGCGGGTAACTGGGAGATCCGTAAGCCAGCCATCTCAGTACCCCACCACAGTGATGTCGATCAGTCCAGCCACTGCTGTACCAGAACTATTGACGCACTTCACTGTAACGCTGCTGGTGGTCTTAGACAGAACAATGGCGTTGATGGCGCCGGTTCCGGTGTCCTGCAGCGTGACCTGAACGGACTTGACGGCGCGGAATGGTTTGGTCAGCGGGATGGCAGTTCCAGCTCCACTGCTGCTGATGGCCACATCATTCTGAGATTCGATCACATCGGGGTAATCCAGCTCAAAACAGATGTCGCTGATGGCACCAGGGGATACGCCGTCTTTGCTGCGAATCAATGTCTGAACTTGGTACACATCTTCGATCAAACGCTCATACGGCGCGTAGGGGTGCAAAACGCCAGACGATTCACCGGAAAGAACACCAGCGCCGTAGGTACGTTGCTCGGCAAAAATCTGATCGTCGTTTTCTTGGAAAATATCATCGTCGTTTTCTTGGAACAGAACGGTGTCTGCGCCGGCCAAGGCGCCAATGCTGTGCTGGTACGTTGCCGTGGCGGTGGTGGTAATCAGGATGGCGCTTTCAAGGAAGTTGTTATCGAAGTTCCAGGTGTAGTAGGCGTCTTCCAGCGGGTTGATCTGTTGCAGTACGTCGTTGCCGGTGTCGCCAGTGATGTAGGCGCCGTTTTGCGTGGTCAGGAAAATACCGTCTTGAGTGATCAGGTAATAGTTATCGCTAATAGCAGCGTTGATGTAGCTTCCCGGCCATGTTGTGTTGTCGATGCACTCGTCGTAGACGGCGTTGCTGATCGGCGGAGCGCCAACGTTGAGCAGGATGGTGGCGGGAGTGTCGCTGCGCCATTGGGTGGCGTCCACCGATTTGACCATCACGGTCCATTCATCGGTGTCGAACAGGCTGGTCTCAAACCACTGCTGCGCGGCGGTCACACCACCGGAATACAACTCAATCCCCTGTTCCCATGTGGTTGCGGGATTGCTGTCGATCAGGCCGCCTTGCTTGTAGCGGACTTCATACGACACCACATCGGACACCACGCCTTGGTCCCAGCTTCCGTACAGGCTGCGGGGTAGTTGCCAGCTAAAACGCTTCTGGCCGCTGTTCGTGTTTTCAACGACGGTGAACAGGTTGGGCGTTGGCGGCACGATCTCTTCGCGCTCCACCGTGTCGTACAGATAATCGGTTGGGTTCTCACCGAAGATGGCACTGGTGAAGGCAACGCGAATCTCCCAGTCGCCGGGGGCGTGGAACGCGATGGTGTAGTAGCCGGTGAGCGGAATGTCGCTAAGGAAATACCAGCCATCGGCGGCGGGTTCCTTGACGCCCGGAATGACGGTTGGAACGTTGGTTGGAAATGCCCAGCAGAGGTAACCCGTGACGCGCTCCGGAATTGGGCAAGTGCCAGCGTCAACGATCAGAAGCTGAGTGCCATCGGGCTGGTTCTGGTGGCGGATGACGCCGTTGAAGGCCGGATCGGAGAGGTCGGGAATTGCTGGATAGCCCACCACGCCAGCGGTGGCAAAGTCGGATTGCTTGCCGAGGCGGTCAATCGTGGCAACGCGAAACTCGTAGGTGTCACCGAAGACGTGGTTATCAATCGGCTGCCAAATGTTGGTGGATGACACCTGCGTAATGTCTGACCATTCGGTGTCACCGATTTGGCGCCACTGATAGCGGTAGCCGCGCACAAGCAGGTCGTTGGCGTCGTTGGTTTGGGGTGGTGTCCAGTAGGCGCTGATTTGGTTCTGACCGTTGCGATAAACCAGCTCGGCGTAGACACCAGTGGGCGGTTTGGCGCCAGACAGCGTGAAACGATCCTTAGGCGTGGCGACCGGCAGGTTGTTATCGACGTAGCCGTATTTGCTGGCGTTGTACTGGACGGCTTCAACTTGGAAGACCAGCGGATCAACTTCGCTGATGGCGATGATCTTGTAGAGCGCGGCCTCAAGGCTCTGCCACTCCAGCACCCACAGCGCACCGACTTGAGTATCGACAATGCCGTTGCAGCGGATGACCGTGTAGGCGTCATCGTCTTGCACGACATAACCCACCAGTTCATCGCCACTTTGCGTGATCAGAAGGTCAAGGTTCTGGGCGCCGATATTGTTGAGTTGGCTGGCACCCGCGAGGTTGGAATAATCAACAACGTTGAGAACCTGCAGCTTCGGCTGAGTAGTGATCGTGCCGTCGGGGTTGGTGGTCTTCTGCCCGTCCGGGATAACCAGTGTCAGCGTGTAGGTGTTGGCGGGGCTGAGGTTGAGAACAGCGTCAAGCGTGATGCGGTTGTTTTCGGCGTCGATGGCACGGACGCGACCGCCAAGGCGTTGACCTTGTTTCAGCGGGTCGGCAATCTGGATGACTTCACCGATGCTGGCGGCAAGACCTTCTGCGCCAATGCGGAAGCTGACTTTCTCGGTCTCGTAGCGGTTGCTAAATAGCGTGTGCTTTGCCGCCCGTAGTGCTTGACCGCGTGAGGTGACGCCCAGCAGGCGAAGGTCGATTGGGTTGTAGCCGAAACGCTCCAGCAGGGTGTCATCCTGCAGGTATTCGGTGACGCTGGAATAGGACTGATTGGGGTCGTCCCAGTTGGCTAGAACAACGGATTTACGGGCGGTTTTGGCGGTGCCGTTGTAGGTGAAGCAGGGCGATGTAACGACGCCGTTGTCGTCAACCTCTTGGATGACGTTGGCTTCGCTGAACTGTTGAACAGGGATCTGGGCGCGATCTTGCGTCAGGTAGAGCTTGCCTTGGCTGTAGTAGACCAAGCCACGAAAGCAAGACGCCAGTGCGTTAAGGACTTCGTAGACGCTGCCGGGGTTCTGGAGGTAGACGTTGCAGGTGAAGCGTGGTTCGTATCCGCCTTCGCCGTTAGGAACTTGTTCGTCGCAGTATTGGCTGACGGTGTACAGATACCAAGGGTCGATTGCGATGGTCGGCATGTACCGAGCGCACCCGAAACGGGGGTTCAGCACAATGTCGCGGAAGATCCAAGCGGGGTTGTCAGTCCAAGCGGTGGTGAAGGTGCCGTCCCAGATGCCGCTGTAGGTGCGGGCTACAGGGTCGTAGTTGGTAGGTATTTGTACCCGCTTACCACGGACGCGGACGGACAGATCGGGGATGCTGTTGAACTGGCGGGCGTCAACTTTCAGCGCCACCAGTGCGGTGTTGGGGTAGGCAAACTTCTCGTCGATGATCTCGGCAAAGCTCTGCCATGCGATTCCGTTTTGCAGATAGGCACTGCTGCTATCGGGTGTGATGCGGGTGACGCGGACGCTCCAGGGTCCGGTGCCGCTCAGGTCAAATTCGTAGGCACGCTGGAATTGACTGCTGGATTTACCGCTGACTTCTGGCTCGGTGATGGTGGTGTACGGTCCACC